GGTTGATCTAGCCACAACCGCCGTTACACCGGGCAGCTACACGACAGCAGACATCACCGTAGACGCATATGGACGCATCACGGCAGCGGCAAACGGTTCCGGCGGCGGCACGGTCAGTAGTGTGTTTGGTCGCACCGGCGCAGTCATCGCCGCGCAGGACGATTACACGTTTGCGCAACTGGCGAGTAAGCCTACAACGCTTTCTGGCTACGGCATCACCGATGCGCAAGCGCTGGATTCCGACCTGACAGCCATCGCCGCATTGACGCCGACCAACGACGACATCATTCAACGCAAGGCGGGGGCCTGGACGAATCGAACCATCGCGCAACTGAAAGCCGATCTGTCGTTGAGTGGCTCCAATACCGGTGACCAGACGATCACGCTGACCGGCGATGTGACCGGCTCTGGCACGGGGAGTTTCGCGACGACACTGGCCAATCTTCCGTCCGGCGTGCCAATGGCGGGCAGTCTGCTGGCGACGAACATTGCCGCACCGTCCACGCCCGCAACCGGGAAGACCTCGGTTTACGTTGATTCGACCAGCAAAAACTTTGCCGCCAAAAACGACGCCGGGACGGTTAATCACGGCGTCCAGACTCGCACAGCGTCGGCATCGAACTGGATTCGCGCCATTGCGGATGATGGGTCAACGACGATTTCGCAGCCTGCATTTACGGACATTTCCGGCTCGGTTGCGGCAAGCCAGATGCCCGCATTAACAGGTGATGTGACGACTTCGGCGGGCGCAGTGGCGACGACCATTGGCGCGAATAAAGTCACGAATGCGATGCTGGCCACGGTCAGCACGGCAACGTTCAAAGGGCGAACCACTGCCGGAACGGGCAACGTCGAAGACCTCACTGCCACGCAAGCGACGGCACTGCTCAATGCCATGGTTGGCGACTCCGGCTCCGGTGGAACGAAAGGGCTGGTGCCTGCGCCAGCGAGCGGAGATGCGGCAGCAGGGAAGTTCCTGAAGGCGGATGGCACATTCGCTGTGCCGACGGCAAGTGTGAGCTTTGCAAATCCAACCGCGTCCGTCGGACTGACCGCCGTCAATGGCAGCGCTTCGACGGTAATGCGTTCTGACGCTGCGCCTGCGCTGGATGTGACGATTGCGCCGACGTGGAGCGGAGCGCACACACACACCAACACAATTTCGCTGAACTCCACAACTGCCGCGAACAATAAAATTACCCAAGGCGGGGCCGTCAACATTGGCACAACCAGCACCGATGGAATTGTCCTGCAAAACACCACGGCAGCAGCGGTGGGAGCGCAGCAGTATTCGCCACGACTGCGATTGACCGGGCAAGGCTGGAAAACCAACAGCACAGCGGCGAGCCAGACGGTGGATTGGATTTTGGAAGCGCGCCCTGTGCAAGGAGCAGCGAATCCCACGGTGAACCTTGCGCTTCTATATCAGGTCAACGGCGGTGGGTATACCGATGCTGTGGCAACGGGGGGCATTCTTGCGCCGGGGGGAGGATCTGCTTCTCAATCGGTTGTTCAATATTCGGCTGTTAATAACACATCCAACGGATTACTAATTGGCGGCGGAAATGCTGGTAACGGCGTCAGCATCCGTGTTAACGGCACCGCCGTTTTTGCAGCAGACGGCAACATTGGTTCGACCGCTGGCATTGCAGCCAATCTTGATTTTTTAAGCACGCCCAATAGTTTTACGGGGCGACTGGCCCGATTAGCCGCAACGTCTAACGTAGTTCGAGTCGGAGATTCTAATGCAACGGGCGTAGGCAGTATGCTGTTTGGCCGTGTTATTACGGCTAAAACGTCGAATTACACCGTTGTCAACACAGATTCTCACACCTTTTTCACCAATACCGGAGCCGCAGGCACAGTCAACTTCACCCTACCAACCGCCGCCGCCGGTCTAACTTACACGTTTTACATTGACGCTGCGCAAACGCTGACCATCACGGCCGGAGCATCAACGACCATTCGTAGCGGATCGTCTGTCACGACCTCAGCGGGAAACGTGACTTCAAGCACGCAAGGCAATCTGATTCGCATCACGGCGATTTCAACTACGCAATGGATTGCTGATTTTATCACTGGCACATGGACTTTTAACTAAACCTCGGTGGTGCCAAAGGAAGTATCTTGAAACAAGTTTTATTCTCAATTTTATTCCTTGTTCTTTCCTTTCCGGCCTTCGCCCAAGCGCGCAAGGCGCAATCGCAACGGCTCACGGTTGTGTCACGTGATTTTACAATCACGAACTTCGGAGCCGTCGGCGACGGACAGGTTGCCACGGATTGCTCGATGGCGAATGGCTCTCCGGTGTTGACCTGCGGCGGTTCACGCTTTGTCGCCGAAGATGTCGGCAAAGTCGTGGCTGTCTACGGTGCAGGAATTCTCCGCAACGGCTACCGACAACCGCTGGCGGCAACGATCACGACCTATTTGTCCGCCAGCCAAATTACACTGAGCGCGAACGCGCAAGCCGATGTCATCAATTCGGAGCGCGTGCTTTGGGGCACGAACAACACGGCAGCCATTCAAGCGGCAGTGAACGCAGCGGCAGACGCTGGCGGCGGATTGGTTTTTGTTCCTGATGGCCTGTTTCTAACCGAAGGCGCATATCTGGACTGTTCCACCATTGGCAACTTTCCCGGCTACGGCTACGGCCCATGCATCCGTGCGTACAACAACATTTCAATCAAAGGCAGTTCGGCACTTACATCAATTCTGGAAAACTGGAACCCTGACGTGCAGACCATCGGCGGCGTGATTGACCTTGGAAAAGGCGCGGAAATCCCCGGCTTCGGCGTGGCGAATTGGCCACCCAAACGACTGGCGAATATCGAAATCAGCAATCTGACAATCCGGCAAGTGAAGTACCCGACACGCCCGGTGAAGATCATTTCCGCTTATGCCACGGAAGATGTTTCGATCCACGACTGTTACCTATTTGGTTACAGCTACGAAGGCGTGTACATGGGCGGCGGGTTCAAGTCCATTCGCTGGCGCGTGTTCAATAACGTTGCCTACGAAATCGGCAAAGGCGGGCCTGCTTATGGCAACACAACCAGCGCCTACAACCTGAACGGCTCATACGTCGAAGCCTTCGGTAATAAAGCCAGCAATTGTGGCCAGTGCTTTGAAAGCGGCTCGCGCCACTCCTATTTTTACAACAACTTTTGCGAGAACTCCGTCCATTCGTTCCTGCTCGGTTCAACAGGTTCCGGCGTGTGGGACGTGACGATCAGCGGCAATGTGTTGCGCAATAATTACTATGCGCTGGTCGCGGGCAATGGCAACGGCACGCTGCATTCCATCCGGTTTGTCGGCAACACGATGATTGACACGCCGGACATCAATTTCAGTTTTGGCGCAAACACCAACACGGTTAACGAGGTCGAAACCGACACCTTGATTCACGGGCAATCCGTGATCAGCGACAACGTGTTCACGTTCACCGACGCGCGCCATGCTGCGCGTTCAATCTTTCGCTTTTTTCAGAATCCTACCTTCGTCAATGTCGGTTCGGAGAATTTGACCGTCGCCGACAACACCATCACCTTCGCCGGATTGCCCACCGGCCCCGTGTTACAGATTGGCGGACAGGGCGGCTACAAATGGGAGCCGGGCCGAGCGTTTGCACTGAATGCTCCGGCCGTCAGTTCGATGTGGTCAGGCTATTGGTACAAGGCGACGAACGCGGGAGTGACGGGAGTAATCGAACCGATTTGGCCGCAAGGGCAGGGCCAAACAGTGACAGATGGAACCATCACGTGGCTGTGTATGGGAGCGCGCCCGCAAATCCATTTTTACGACAATCGCGTGATTCTGCCGGGGAACATTCCGGCCAGCGGATCGCTCTATTCCACTTGGCCAGGGGCCATCCGCATTGATTACGGTGTGCGCGAAATGCTCAAGGTCAACAACTTCCAGTTGACGGGCGCGGACTGGCGGCTGATGGTTGTTTCGCCGGATATGCACGAGGAAATCGTGCCACGTGACGCGCCGTACAGCGACACCAATCGTTATTCCTACAGCTTCGGCGACGCGGAGCCGCGCGCCGGGTTCTGGAGCTTTGGAACCCGCGTCAGTAAGCGTACGCTTGCCGCCGACGGCACGTATGGATGGATCGTGACGCGAGCGGGTTATGCCGCGCTGCCGTATTCCGCGACAGCCAGTTATTCCGCGTTCGGCACATTTGCCAAGCCAACCACGGACAACGGCTTCGTGTATCAACTGATCGCCGGTTCGTGTTCGAACACTGCCGAGCCAGTTTGGCCAACGGTGATCAATCAAACTGTTATCAGCAACGGCTGCACCTGGAAAACGGCGGCAGTGTCCGCCCGATTTACTCCGCTTCGATAACCTTATGAACAAAACACGAATTCTGATTTTTCTGGTGTTTCTTTTTACGGGCGCAGCAGTACTCGCCACGGCTCAGAAGCATGACACGGCCTCCATTGCTCAAGCGCCAGAGTTCTCGTATACGCTCACTCCCGAACAGGCCGGGCAGTGGGCAAAGCTTGTCGAGTTCGAAAAGGCCCAGGCTGAACGCCACGCACAGGCGATCAGTGCCGCGGTCAACACGCCGGTCGGCGAACTCAGCAAAGATGTTCATGCCGCCGTGCAATCCACCTGGCTGGCAGTCAATCTGGCGCGCAGCCAAAAAAACGAACGACTCGCACAGCTCCGCGCCGACCACGGCTGTCCAGATTGCGTCATCGCCGACGGCAAACTGACCAAGCCAAGACTTCCGTAAGTTTCATTCGCGTTGATCTCCAAAACCACTTATCCGGTCGTGACTATCCCTGGCGCGACCGGCTTTTTTGCTCGCCAAAAATAAAAATTCGCCTCGCCGTATAACTCCCACCGTCGCAGCGGGAAGCTGCAAATTTTGCAAATTCGAGGGATTCGATATGCCAGTAAAACAGATTTTTGACTCACGAGACGCTGCGCCGGAATGGCTCCGGCCGGCACTGCTCGAAGACGGAAACGGGAAGTTTGTCTTTGAAGCGGAAACCACGGTCGAAGTCGCCGGTTTGAAAAAGGCACTCGACGACGAGCGAACAAGCAGGGCTGATTTTGAAAAGAAGCTCTCGGCACTCAAAGGGGTGGACCCGGAAGAGTACAAGCGGTTGAAGGCCGAAGCCGACAAGGTGGCTGCGGACAAGCTCAAAAACCAGGGGAACTGGGAAGAGCGCGAGAAGCAGCTCAAGGACCAATTGGCTGCCGATCTGGCTGCGCGGGAAACGCAGTTTAAGACGGAGCTGGATGCTGCCACTCAGCGACAGCAGAAGCTGCAATCGTCGCTGGAGCGATACCTGATCGAATCGCAGGCCGCCGCCGCGATGGCCGAACCCGGCAAGCCGAAAGGCAATCCGGTGCTGCTGATGCCGCATATTCAGGGCAAGGTCAAAGTCTTTGAAGAAAACGGCGAGTTTGTCGCGCGCGTGGTTGATTCGGCTGGGAAGCCGCGCATCGCGAACGTCAAAGGCGACCCGTTCACGATCAATATGCTGCTCGATGAGATGCGCTCTGATGCTGTCTTTAAGGCGGCGTTTGAGGCATCCGGCGCACACGGCACTGGCGCGCCAGTAGGAAGCACAGGGGCCGTTGGGAGCGCGATTACATTGACGTCGGCTCAAGCGAAAGACCCGGCGATATACCGACAAGCAAAGGAGGCTGCCGCGAAATCCGGTAGCCAGGTGGTCATTACCGATTAACCGCTCACGCGGTGTTTCCTGCGTGAGAAACAAGGAGCACGTTCATAATGAACACGTTGGGAGTTTACGATCCGATTTTTTACGCGCAGGAAGCGTTGATTTGGTTGCAGAACGCGTTGGGAATGGCGACGCGAGTCCACCGCGGTTACGACAAGGAACCGCAGCAAAAGGGATCCGTTATTTCCATTTCCCGGCCGTCCACGTTCACGGTGCAAGATGCGCCGTCGAACGCTCAAGACCTCAACACCGGAAGTGTCAACGTTACGCTCGATAAATGGAAAGAAGTGAAGTTCAAGCTGACCGATAAGGAGTTGAGCTTCACAACCGAAAAGATCATCGAAGATCACATCATGCCGGCTGCCTATGCGCTGGCGGATGACATTGATGCGAAGCTGTGCGCGCTTTACAAAGATGTGCCCTGGTATCAAACGGCCACCTCGCCGGCTGCTGTTGCCGATCTGACCGCGCTCCAGCGGATTATGTTCACCAATAAGGTGCCGAACCGCAATCGCAGCCTGATGCTGTCTGGTGTACTGCGCGAAGAGTTCTTGAACATTTCCGCGTTCAGTCAATGGCAGGGCGCTGGCAGTGACGGTGTCAACACCCAGAAGGAAGGCGATCTGGGTATGAAGTATGGATTCGACACCTTTGCAAACCAGAACGCACAGACCCACACGCAGGGCGTTGCCGCCGACGCGACCGGCGCGCTGAATGGCGCGGTGGTAAAAGGCGCAACGACTATCGCGTTTGACGGCGTCACGATCGGCGGCACGTTCAAGGCTGGCGACACCTTCGTTCTGGCCGGCAACTCCCAGCGCTACAGCTTTACGGCGGATGTGACTGCCGACGGCGGTGGCGCGGTCGCCAGTGCCAGTATCACTCCGGCGCTTGTTCAGGATTACGCTGACAACGTGGTGATGACGATCAACCTGGTTGGCGGTGTCCAGTCTCTGGCCTTCCACAAAAACGCCTTTGCCTTGGCGATGGCGCCCTTGTCCGAGATGGGCAATCAACTCGGCGCGCGCATCGCAACGATCACCGATCCTGTCACCAGCCTGAGCATTCGCTCGCGCATTTACTACGTTGGCAACAGCTCTGAAGTGCATGTCGCGCTCGACTGCCTGTATGGCGTCAAAACGCTCGATCCCAATCTGGCGTGCCGGTTGGTGGACTAAACCCACACTGAGGGCAGGTAATCGGTTCACGCCGGTTACCTGCGCTTTGCAATTTTTGCAGAGGACACAATGGAAACAATCAAGGTTTTCTGGAAAGACAAATTTAACGGCGAGTTGGTTTTGATCAACGCCTCGGATTTCGATCCGGCCAAGCATCGGCGCGAGGCGGATGGTCCTTGGCTGGTCGAAGCGACTGACCCAAGTTCCCCAGACAGCACCAGCGACCCGGATGCCGACAAGGGCAAAAAGAAAAAGTAAATGGCCGATCCCGTTATTGATGCCACCATCGGCGGCACTTCCGCCAACAGTTACCAGTCAGTCAGCGACTCAGATGCGTATTTCAATGAGCGCCTGAATGCGGATGCCTGGTTTAACGCGTCGGCGGGCGACAAGGCTCGCGCCAAGATTATGGCGACGCGCCGACTGGAGCGTGAGAACTGGAATGGGGAGCGCACCAGTGCAACACAGCGGCTGGCGTTTCCGCGTATTGGCTTGCTGAAGCCGGATCGTTCGGGCGGGGGACTGGGAGACCTTTACGGTTATGGCGAATGTTACGGCACCGACGAAATTCCTGACCTGGTCAAACAGGCCGAAAACGAATTGGCGGTGGCGCTGCTGGACGGCTTCGGCGACGACAGCGATACCATCGAAGAGTTTGCCGAATCCGGCGGAATGCGTGTGAAGTTCCGAAACAATCGGCTGGAAGGAGAGCTGCCTGGCAATGTGTTGCGACTGATTGCGCCGTTAATTTCCGCAGGCACGCAACTGGTGAGAGGGTAATGAGCAGGCAACTGGTTTCTGCGAGGCAATTGAGACGAGTCCGGCGCGTGAACGAACAGTTTATGCCGGATTCGGCAATCGTTCTGACGCCGACGGTGACAAAGGATGGCAGCGGCGGCGACGCAGTCAATTACACAGAAGGCACGGCGTATTCCTGCCGGTTTCGACCTGCGACCGATGCCGACCGGCGCAAAATTCGAGGCGGTCAGGAAATGACCGATCCGATCTTCGTCGCGACGTTGCCGTATGACGCGGCGCTGGGACAGGACAGCCGATTACGGATTGCAGCGATTGATTACGACATCGTCGGCTGGCTGGGCAGCCGGACGTTCAAGGCCGGAACGATTCTGGCACTGAAGCAGGCGCAGCCCGAATTACAAGAGGTGAATTCATGAAAAGAGTAATTGGAAGGATTCTAAAGTTTGCTTTTAATCCCGCCAATCAATCACTGAGCCAGGCTTTTTGGTGCGACCGGAAGCCGTCAATTCTGGCCAGGATTTGGTGGAGACTTTACATAGTGATCGTGCCCGAAAGGGCAAAGGCCTGGTGGTAACTATGAAACTGATTGTTCACGCAAAGAAAAGCGACCCGCGCGTAGCGGCCTATCTGGCGACGCGCACAGATGCGGACGTCGGCGAACACGTGACCTACGACGGCACGCCAGTCCAATGCGATGAAGTCATTGTCTCGGCGGAACTGGCAAACGTGGACGCCATTTGCGCTGCGTACAAGGCCGAAGGCATCAAGGTCACTACACTGAGCAAACACGTGGAACCTCCCACACCGAAGGCGGATTGAACCAATGGCAGCGACCTGGAAAAGCAACATTGCAAAGATCAAAACGCTTAGCCGGGAAGAGCTGCGCAAACTGATTGGCACCGCGACGCTCAAGATCGAAGCCGAAGCCAGGATGGGTGCGCCGGAGGATACCGGGTTTCTGCGCAGCTCGATTGCGAACAGCTTCCCTGATGATCTGACCGGCGTGGTCAGCGTCGGCGCGGAATACGGCATTTACGTCGAGATGGGCACCACGCGAACGCCTGCGCAGCCGTTTCTGTTGCCCGCTGCTGAACGAGTGATGAAAGAACTTGGCGGCGAATTGAAGCAAGTGATCTGAGATGGCCAATGAATTGTCCAAAGCCCAAAAGTGGATTTATGACACCCTGGTCAATGACGCGGAAACGACCGCCCTCATTGGCCAGCGCGTGTACCACGGCCAGGCGCGCGCCGGAACTCTGTATCCGCTGATTGTGTTTTCGCATCAAGGCGGACCCGACACCCAGGGCGTTTGCACGGTTCGCATTCAGGCAAATCCGATCTTTCAGATCAAGGTCATTTGCGACGGCAATCCAAATCAACAGGCGCGCGACGTCGCCGACCGGATTGACGAGTTGTTTCAAACCGCCGTTACCCAGATCAGTGACGGCTATGTGTTCAGCAGTCGGCGCATCCAGCCGATTGATTACATTGAATCCAAGCCCAATGGCGGCGGGCATTACACGCATGTGGGTGGATTGTTTCGCCTGCTTATTTATCCAGAAGCTTCATAGGAGTTATCGCAATGGCAGCATCGAGAGGCGCAGTAAATCAAAAGTTATATTTGGGGCCGGAGAGCGTCATCGGCGCGGCGGTCGCTCCTGTTAAATCGTTTCCGTCGCTTTCGGTGGATTTCAAGCGCATGCAGGACGATCAGTTTTACCGGCCTTCCGGGCAATTGGTGCCGGGATCCGGCGTCAAGCATCGCGAAATGTCAGAGCCGAGTTACAGCCTTGGCGCGGATTACAACGAGCTGACCTACATCTTTGCCGGGTTGTTTGGCGCGCCGGCGACGACCAATCCGGGCAGCGGATCGGCGTATCAGCACGTGTGGACACCGACGGAAAGCAATTTCGGAACTCCCAAAACCTTCACGGCGCGCAAAGGCGATTCCGTCGCTTCGTCACAGGTCGCCGGACTCCATTTCAATTCGATGGAACTGTCGCTGAGCGACGATAAGGCGGATTGCTCCGGCGATTGCTTCGGCTACGTCATCAACGACACGCAAGGAGCGATTGCGGCACTGACTGATGAAGTCCAACAGTTGACGATCACTGGCTCGCCGACGGGCGGCACTTTTACGCTGACCTATTCCGGTCAGACCACCAGCGCGATTGCCTACAACGCAACGGCGGCGGATGTGGAGGCGGCATTAATCGCCTTGTCGAACATCGGCGCGGATGATGTGCGCGTGTACGGATCCTCGCTGCCTGCCGGAACGCTGACGATTCATTTCACCGGGGCACTCGGCGGAGCCAACGTCGCGCAGATCACCTCGACGGATTCCTTGACGGGCGGCTCGACGCCGGCAACGGCCATCAGCACCTTGCAGGCCGGTGGCGCTTCGTATTCCGCGATTGCGCAACAGCCGATCAGTAAATCTACGGTCAGTGTTTACATTGACACCACATCCGGCGGGATTGGGACGACGAAATACTGTGACGCGCTGGAAATCGGCCTTTCAATTCCGAAGCTGCGCAACCCGGTCAAAGTGCTCTGCACGGCCTATCCCAGCTTCAAAGACTCGGTCCAAGTCGCCGTCGAAGAAATGCGCTCCAGCATGACGCTGATCAAAAACACCGACATCATCAGCTTCATGCAGACCTACAACGGCTCGACAAAGCCAACGCGCTACATTCGCTATGAGGCTATCGGCGCGCTGATCGGCGGGTCCAACTATTACAAGCTCTGGATTGACCAGGCTGTGAAGTGCGAGACGCCGGAAGATGTGAACAACGTCCAGGAAACCTACGCGTACAAGGTGAACAATCGCTTTGTCGCGGATTCGGGTTTGGGCGGGCCGATCAAGATTACGCTGGTCAACACTCTCTCTGGATTGTAATTCCTATGGAACTGAAAGCATTGCAAACGGACCGGAAGCGCATCGTGCAGCTTCCGGTCAATAAAGAGAATGGCGAGGTCGGGTTGGTCGGCCTCGCCATTTGGCATCGTCCTGTGACGCCGCTGCTGGACGATCAATTGGCGGAGATCGCGCAGGCCGTCCAGGCTGATGCGGTTATCGCGGATGATTCTCCTGAACAGCCCGAACAGAAAGCCAAGCGGAAGCATGTGCTGGTGGCGCAGCTTGCTGTGTTGTTGACCCGTTGGGACATTACAGACCAAGGACAACCCGTGCCGATCACCGAGGGCGCGCTGGCATCGTTGGAATACGAAGCGCTGGCCGCAATGCGCGACGCCATCTACGAGCCGATCTACCCAAAAAAAGCGACCTAGCGGCGTTGCAGACGTGGTTGCAGGAACGGGGCGAAACCGGCCTGCCACCGCGCAAGCTGATTGAAATGGGCATCGCTGCCGCGCCGGATGACCTGGCGCTGTTGGAATTCGCGCTGAAATGGCGCGTCAATCCGCGCGAACTCCGGGAACAATGGGAACTGCGCGACATTCTGTGGCTGCAACTGGTCGAAGACGCGCAGCTCCTGGCCGCGCCGGAAATCGAAAAGCGTCGCCGCGAACGGATCGCCAAACTGAAGTAAATGGAACTCGCTCGCTTACAAGCTGTCATCACCGCCGACGACCGGCAGTACCGTCAAAAGATGGATGCTGCCGAGTCGAAAGGCCGTGCGACGGCGAAGTCCATTGGGTCTTCCTTCTCCAGTCTAAAACTCAACGTTCCTTCCATCGGTGGCGGCCTGTCCAAGCTCGCAGGCGAAGCGCGTGGCGCTTTTGCCGGAGCTTTTGCCGGCATTGGCACGGAACTGGTGTCCGGCGCGCTTGGCGCGGTCACATCGGGCTTCAATACGACGATCAAGGCCGGTCTTGATTTCAACAAGATGATGGAAGGGGCCGGGATTGTCTTTGAGAACTTCGCCGGTTCTGTCGAAGGCGCGCAGCAGCATCTGAATGATCTGAAAAGCTTCGCCAAATCTTCGCCGTTTGATTTACCCGATCTGATTCAGGCTTCCGCTCGGATGCAGGCATACGGGACAAATCTCCGCGATGTGGTTCCGCAGTTGCAAAATTTGCAAAACGCCGCTGCTTTGGCCGCTGGCACATCCGGCAATTTCACGGAATCGCTCGACGGGATCGTGAATGCCCTGGGCCAAATGCGCGCCAAAGGATCCGTCAGTGCCGAAGAGATGCAACAACTCGCCGAGCGCGGAATTCCAGTCTGGGAACTGCTTGCCGGGAAGATCAAGAAGACCGTCGAGGAAACCCGCAAGCTGAGCGAGCAGGGCAAACTTCGCGGGGCTCCGGCTGCCGATGCGTTGCTGGAAGCTTTTGGCGAAGGTAAGTTCGCCAATCTTGGCGTAAAGCTGTCGAAGACGGCGCGTGGGCGCGAATCGGAAGCGCGCGACATAATGACTCAGCAGGCGGGCAAGGCGGCAGAGGATACGTTTGTCACCTACAAGCAGGCGCTTGAGCAGTTAATACAGCGAACGCAGGGCGAAGCTGGCACGCAGATCACAAAGGCAGCCAACGCGCCAGTGCAGGCCGGACTCCAGATCGCTACTGACCTCTCGAGCGGCCAAACAACCCTGAAAGACATCGGCCGTGCGCTGCCGCAAACCGCCGTGGATACCGTCACGGAACTGAAAGACATTTTGTCCAAGGGGATCGCCAGCGCGTGGGATAGCGTAAAAGAATTAGGCTCCGGCGTGGCCGAAGGCGCAGGTGTTTCCATGGGCGATGCCGCGGCGGCGGGAACGAAAAAGAGCCTGCAAATTCAATCGCCGTCGCAGGTGTACATCGGCTTTGGTGAGATGGCCGCCGCAGGATTCCAGATCGGCTTTGAGAACGGCAAAAAACGAATCCGCGTTGACCTGACCGATTTGGCGGCAAAATTCGGAGAGCAGGCTGACAAGATCGCAAAGACAATGGAAGCGACGCTTGGCCGTGTTGGCGCAGAAAAGCTTCTCAAAAAAGGCGTTGCATTTGGCCCAGGTTTTTTCACTTCCGGGAGCAACGACATTGACGCGCAAATTCGCAAGCAGGCCTCGCGCGCAAGCCTACCGCCAGAATTACTGTTTGCTCAGTTGCTCCGAGAGTCCCGATTTAACGCCAGTGCTAAATCGCCTGTCGGCGCAGAAGGCTTGGCTCAGTTTATGCCGGGGACTGCAAAACGCTTCAATTTGCAAAATCCTCTGGACCCGCTTGACTCCATTCGTGCTCAAGCCGATTACATGCGCCTGCTGTTTAATAAGTTCAGCAAATTTGGCAACGTCGAAGATTTGGCTCTCGCCGGGTACAACGCCGGCGAAAACCGACCATCCACACTCGGCAAAGGACGGGTACCGCAAATCGCCGAAACGCTTGGCTATGTCAAAGAAATTTCTGCTGTTGCAGATGCGATTCGTCAGTCCGAGCAGCCCTATCAGCAGATTTCCAAAGCCGCTCCCAAAGCTTCGGAAGCATTGCTCCGTCTGGCTGAGTTGGCCTCGCCGATTCAGGCGCTGGCATCCGCAGGCGGACGCCGGGCAGGTGACGGCGCTCAGGCGCGCCCCTTTGCCGGGCAGATCATTCCCGGCGGTGAAGTCTCTACCACGGTGCGCGCGCCGTTTGAGCAGCTCCAGGGCCCAAATGTCAGCCTGGCCGGGCAATATGCCCAGCAGCTCGACACGACGGCTCTCAACGCCAAAATCAAAACGCTGGGCGATTCGCTGAAAGGCGTGCAGCCTGCCGCCGACGTTGCGGGCAAGGCGACGCGCAATTGGGCCGACGAGATCATTTCGACCGGCGACAAACTGAACAATGGCGCACAGCGGTTTGAAGGCTTCAAGGAACGGCTGGGGCAAGGCTTCGATGATCTGATCGGCGCGCTGATCACCGGCGGCGACCGATGGCAGGATGTGGCGAAAAACATCGCTGTGGATTTCTTCAACAGCCTGGCAACCGAAATGATGCTGAGCGCGACCGGCGGCAAGTATGGTTCCGTCGGCGGATTGCTCGGCGGCATTGTTGGCGGCCTGTTCAGTGGCTTTGGAGGATTCGGCGGCAAGAAGGCCGGTGGCGGTTCCGTCTCTGGCAACAAGATGTACCTCGTCGGCGAGCAGGGGCCGGAGCTGTTTGTGCCGGGCGCATCCGGCGCGATCACGCCGAATGGCGCGACGCAGCAACTGATGAACGGTGGCCAGCCGCAGGCCGGGAAGGTCATCAACATTTCAATCACTGTGCCGGTCAGCGCGCCGCAAGGCTCGGTCTCTCCGCAAACGCGCCAGCAGATCGCAACGCAAACCGCACAGGCGCTGAACGCGGCGCTTCAGAGGAATGGGTAATGCTTGGCTGGTTATTATTGATTATTGCTGCTTTGTTCATTGTGGTTCCGCCGATTGCACATCCGGAACTGACGCAGATGCAGTTGCTAATCACTCACTGGCCATCTTATTTGCTCGGTCTAGTGTTGGCGTTAATAGGTGCATTGATCCTGAAAAACGAGAGTTGAAAAATGGCCACAGTCTTCGACGAAACCGCACTTCTCAACAACTGCGCTGACGGCGGCGTGATTGATTACAACGCCATCTCCGGCGGGCCGGAAAAGTCCACGACCGTCATCACTTCGCCGTTCAGCGGCGTCAGCCAGCGCAATGTCAACCGGCTCGATCCGCTCCATCGCTACCAGATCAATACAGCCTTGCTGACGCAAGCGCAGTTAAATGACCTGCGCACCTTCTTTCATTGTCGCGACGGCCAGGCGCGGGGCTTCCGGATGAAAGACATGATGGAGTTCTGGGCCAGCGCCGACGGCACGCCGTATCAACCCATCGGCACGCCGAACAACTTCGGCACCGGCGACGGCTCGACGAAGGTGTTCGGGTTGTACAAGACGTACACCAGCGGCGGAGTCACGCGAACCCGGCGCATCGTAAAGCCAGTCAGCGGGTCGGTTTCGATTTATGTGAACGGTGTGCTGAAAACGCTGACGACGGATTACACGATTGATTCGACCACGGGCATCGTCACGTTTGTGACCGCGCCGACGAATGGCCATGCGCTGACGTGGACGGGCACTTTTCACACGCCAGTACGATTCGCTACAGACTATTTCAGTCCGCAGATGAATGACGCGATCACGGCGCTCAGTTATGACAATTTGCCGTTACTGGAGATTTGCGCCGCAGAATTCGACCTTGCCGTTTAAGCGATATGATCCCAGACTTTGCGTTTCATAACTGCATAAATCAGAGTCATGTCAACACCGTATTCATCGGCCAGCATTTGATAAGTGACCACTTTAGGCTGGTAGCGTGCGCGAATATCTCTTACCGCAGCTTCATTCAGTTTTGCATTATGGTGCTTTGTGCCACGTGGCAGGCGATGTCGGTGCGTGCGCGAAGGATTCTGGTCGCCATGTTTCACCAATTGCGGGTTCAGCCTGACGGCGTTTCTGTTACCACTAGCAGCGCGGCCTTTAGTCTTCATGTCAGCAGAATTGTCGGCAACAGTTCCGAGAAACAGATGAGCCGGATTACAACAGCGACGATTATCGCATGTGTGACAAACCAAGAGATTGCCCGGCTCGATGCCATAATGAAGAAAGTAAGCGACGCGATTCGCTTTCAAGTTGCTGTACTTAACCGCGAATTCTCCGTAGCCATTACTGAAACATCCGGCAGACCATTCCCAGCAATTACCCTCTGGGCCTTGCCCTTGAGACTTGTTTACCTTACTCCAAAATCGGTGGATGTCTTGCGAGGTAAATGGTGGCAGTTTAGGATTTGGCTTAGCCATAATCATCTCCTTGATAGATGGTTATCGGTTAGGGCTTCTGAAATGCTCCAACATCTCGGAAGCCCCATAAACACAGCCATTTTATCACCCTTTCATCAAAACACGGAGGTCTTTTTATGGCAATAAGTGTGGCGATGAAGAGCCATCTTGCAAATTCTGCAACGTATCTCTGTCATCTTTGGAAAATCGAAGAGCGTCCGCGCGAAATTCCGATCACCTGGGCTGCGGCGTCCATCGCCAACGTCGTCGCGCGCGGCGGATATCTGCGCAAGAACGCCGGCACGGATGGCAGCGACGATGCGGCAGCGCGCTCGATCACGGCGTTCAACGGTGACATCTACGTGAAGCACACCACTCGGCTCGACGGCACAGTGTATTTCGGTCTGGCAACCAACAACACGACCGCAGCGGCCAGTTCGATCAACTTCGCCATTCGTGTTGAATCCAACGGCACGATCAAGGTTTACGAAGGCGGAACGCTGAAGGCAACGGCTTCGGCGACCGCCAAGAAAGGCGACTGGTTGCGCGTTCAGCGCGTCGGCACGACCATCACCTATTGGCACAATCGCACGAAGATTTACACGTCAGCGACAGCAACGAGCAGTGCGCTCTATTGCGACACCTCCATCGTGACCCGCAACGCGACGATTCAAGACGCTGTGTTTGGTTACGTGCCGACCGTCATCACGGTGACCGACCACACGCGCAAGCTGACGTACGATGGCGACACCTTCAATCCGTTGCCGATGCTGCCGACGCGCATCGTTCGCTCCGCAGGCCTCAAGCCGGACAATGCCGAGCTGACGCACATTCTGAGCAGTTCTGGCGTTTCTGAAGCCGATATTCTGGGCGGGCGCTGGGATTATGCGCGGTTCGAATTCATGACGGTCAATTATCTGGATCTGACGATGGGCGTGGCACAGCGCATGGTCGGCCGGTTTGGCGAGTTCAAAATTGACAATGGCCGATTCCAGGCAGAGTTGCGCAGCTTGTCCCAGCCGCTCAGCCAGGACATCGGCGACCTGGTCGGCTCGCTCTGCTCGGTCCGGCGGCTCGGCGATTTGCGGTGTGGTTTGCCGATGGACAGCTACACTCACGAAACCAGCGTCGCCAGCGCCAGCGGCTTGGAATTGACGGTCAGTCTCAGCCCGGCCAAAGCCGATGGATACTTTGAATATGGCCTGGTCTGGTTTCGGACTGGTGAGAACAAACTGTATGAGCGCGAGATCAAGACCAACGTCGGCAATGTGTTGACGTTGCAGCGCCCATTCCCGTTCACGCCGCAGGCCGGAGATTTCGTGACGGTCGTCGCCGGTTGCAACCGCACCCTGGCCAAGTGCAAAACCTTCGTAAATGCGAATGAGCCGAGCGGTACGAATGTCGAAAACTTCGGCGCATCCCCGCACGTGCCGGGCAATAGCAAGCTGCTTCGCTATCCAGAATGATCCGCAAAATAAACCGCAGGCCTCGGCTACGCTGCGGTTTATGAAATACCTATTTTTAACCTTCTGTCTGTTGTTGCTGGCTGTGCCGATCTCTGCGCAGATCAAGCCGGTCGTCGTGGAGCTCGGGCCGGAAGCCTATTCGACATTGCCGCATTCCGGCGGTGCTCGGTGGGTCGTGCGTGGATACGTTTATGCGCCCGGCACCTTCACCAGCAAAGATGAATGCGCTAATGCGCCGGTGACGGCCGTGCCGATTGGCACCTACGCTATCTTCGGCGAAAAGGGAACTGCCGCCAATCACACGGCGATTTACCGCGTCACGATCCAGGGCCAGCAATTCTTTTTCAGCGGCATCGTTGAACGTTACGACGACGAATCCGGCCAGCCCGGCTCGACGCTCTTCGATCTGTTGCGCAGCCCGGTCACGCGTAATCCACAAGCTGAATTCGCCGATTACACGCCGCGGTCGGCCGTGTGCTTTGGCGGCCGGCTGAAACTGTATTTACGAGAAGAGGGATCGAATGGACGATCAGGATTTGATAAGCGAACAGAGCGAAGATTTTGAAAAGCAGTGGTCTGAATGGATTGCCTCGCAGCCGCATTTCACGCAGAAAGGCGAGCCGTTCGTCCAATCGTTCAAGCTCATCTGCAAGTCCTGGTATTTGCGGGGCATCAAAGCCGGCGTCCTGTGTGGCGCGGTGCTAATGTCGGAACCTGAATAAACAATGAGTCAGTGAGGCCAGCCGATGCCGCAGGTCGCGGAACCGATCACAACTGAACCCATCGCCACGCGCGAAGCCTTTCTGGCGGAATGCCGGTCATTTCTGGGTGTCAAATGGCAACACCAGGGACGGTCAGAGCAGGGAATAGACTGCGTTGGCCTTCTGGTTGTCCCGGCGATCCGTTTGCAAATTTTGCAAGCCGATCAGGACGTGACGAATTACCCGCGCCAACCGGATGGCGAGCAACTATCAGCGCTGTTGCATCAGCACTGTCGCCGGTTGCCGGATTGGAAGGCCGCGCAGCCTGCCGACATTCTGGCTATCAAGTTCGCCGACCAGCCGCAACACGTCTGCATCGTCACCGCGTTTTACAGCACGAACTGGGGCTTTCACGTGATTCACGCCTTCGGCAATTCCGAGATGGGCGGCAATGTGATCGAACACCGGCTCGACGATGTATGGCTGAAATCGCATCGCGCCAAAATTCACGCGGCCTTTTCGATCATTGGACTCACTCAATTGAAATTTCAAACTTAGGAGGTCAAGCAAGAAAAGATGAAAATCTATCTTTTGAATGAAGGTGAAAAAGGCAAGTTTGAGCAAAAAACATGGGCCTTTTTCTTTTATCGAAGCGCTTTGAAAGCGGCAAAGGAACGGATAGCCGAAGGAGGGGAATGGGAGCCCGTAACAGACCATGAAACCAGCGCAAAAGCGTTTTGGGTTACTTCGGCACTGTGGCTATCAATTACTCCGCTGCCTTTGTTCTTTTCTACTTGGTTGCCGTTCTTCTTAATGCGTCAATGGATTCGGCGGCGATTCCATTGGCAAAACCTGAACGATAAGAAAGACGGCTTAATCGGCTCTGGCTGGAAACATGGTCGCGCTTGGTTTCACCGTAAATGGAACGAAGAGCGCGGCGGCTACGGTAAACGCAGCCGTCAAATTTGCTTTTCTTGGAACTTTGAGCCGCGTTGGTGGATTGGTGTTGCGATGAACTTGTTCGACGGCGATAACGAGCGAGATATCGGATTCAATCTCAATCTAGGCATCGCGCATTTCTACCTGACTCTTGAAAACTTTCTTTCACGCGAAAAGGCCAATCGCCACAATTGGGCGCATAAAACTGGTATTTCATATTTTGAAGATCATCTTTCTGTTGATTTTCATTACGCCGGTTCTGACTGCTGGGACTGCGAAGGGTGGAAGGGAAAGCATTGGTCATGTTTCGTTCGGGATAAGCTTCTTGGAAGCGCCAAGTACGAGTCTTGTGAAATTGAGACGGTTCAAGTCGAAGTGCCTATGCCTGAAGGTGTCTATTCAGCCAACGTAAAACTTACCGAAGATTCTTGGAAGCGCCCGCTCTGGCCAATTCCGTCCAAGATTCGTCGCGCGCATATTGAGTGCGAGAGAGGCATCCCATACCCAGGCAAAGGAGAAAATTCTTGGGATTGCGATGATGATGCGACTTATGGTCTGACCTGTCCCGCTTCAACGGTCGAAGAGGCTATTACAGCCCTTCAACAAACAGTGATGCGCTCCCGCGAACGGTACGGCGGAAAGAATTGGGTGCCTGCCTGTCACGCATAATCATTCTCCGAATTGCGCTCGCCGGTAGCAAGCCGTAGCGACACTGGGCATTGCCGTCGCGGCTTCCTCTGAAGGGATGCAGAGGTGGCGAGCATCAACTGTATGGGCTTTCTTCTGTTACTTGTGGAGCCGTTTTCGTGGACGGCATTCTTCATCAGCCTGGCGCTGTCGGCGGCCAGCTATGCCGTGCAGCGTATTTTCGGCCCGAAGCCTCCGAAAGCGGTGCGTGGGCAGATGCAGGGCGATCTGTTCATTCAGAATGCCGACGAAGGAAGCCCGATTGTCGAGATTTATGGCGGCGCGCCCGGCACCGCCGTAAACAAAGTCACGTGGACCGGACTGACCAACACTCGCGTCAACGCCGACAACAGTCTGGAAAAGATCAGCGGCGCCGACAACTGTTTCACCAACGCCTCTGGCTCTGGCGACGGCGGCGCGCGCAGCGTCGAGACTGTCACCAGTGGCGATTGGGAACTGAGCTTCAGTTTTGATTCCGTCACCGAAGGGCGCGGGTTTGGCGGGCTGACCACCAACGGCAGCTTCACGACCGACTACACCCAGCTCAATTACTGCATCCACGTCAGCGACCAGAACAACACCTCCGGAACGCCGCATCCTCCGCATTCGATCTTCATTTACGAATCCGGCTCCGGCCGCAGCATCTCGGCGTCGTTGCAGGATGGCACGTACACCGCAGGCGACACGTTGCGCATTCAATGCGTCAGTGGCGTCGTCAAGTACTATCACAAACAGAATCTGCTCTATACCTCCGGCGTCACGCCGAGCTATCCGATGCGCGTCGGCGCATCCCTGGCCTGCCTGAACAAGACGATTGATGACGTCACGCTGACGACGGCGTCTGTGGATACCAAGGGTGGCATCAAAACCGCCGGAACGGTCGTGTGGTGCAAACCGCCGCGCAAGGTCGTCACGAAAGAGAAAAAGGGCGGCAAGGGAATGCCCAAACAGACGGTCGAGACGATCACCTATTACACCGATCTGGCCATTCTATTTGGACGTGGACGATTGCGCTTGAAAAAGCTCTGGACGAATGCCGATCTGGTGCTGGACCTCGACGCCGGCATCGGTTCGGCGACGGGTGTCGTGGACTCCGGATCGAGCGGCGCGACCAGTTACAGTCAGGGCAGTCCGCCCAGCGCAACCGGCACAGACAACGCGCCAAATACATTCTGGGGAATTCGGCTGACGACGGATCAGAACGGCACCCTCAGCGGAACCGTCGGCGCGGGCGGAGGCGCTTTGATGCGCTGGTATGAAGGCAACTACGATCAGTTGCCGGATCCGCTGATTCAAGGCGACGTCGGCGCGGCGAACACGCCTGCGTATCGTGGCCTGGCGCTGCTGGTAATCGAAAACTTCGACATCAGCAAATATGGCGGGGTGCCGACGTTTCTGGCGACGGTCGAGAATATGGATTACGACGATCTGGCCGAGATTGCGAACCATCTGTGCGAACGGGTCGGCATCGAGCCGCAGGATCGCGATTTCAGTGTGTTCGATGGCCAGGCCGTGCGCGGCTTGATTGTTCAGCAGCCGCAAGCGCCACGGCAGACGCTGGAGATTGCGTCCGTCCCATACCAAGCGCAGTTCTATGAATCGGTGGACGGGTTGTTGACTGGTTGTTATCTGGGCGGCGCGTCGGTTGTGACGATCAATCCCAATGACCTCGGCATGCAGGACGGTGACGTTGTCAGCACCGACGGAATGGGCAACTTGTTGGAGTTTTCGGTGCTGGCCGACGACCAATTGCCGCGCCAGCTCAACGTGACGGCGTTTGATCCCTTCAAAGATCACGAATCCATTACCCAGGCTGCCTATCGAATGACCGGCTTCAGTCAGAGCGTCGAGAATATGACGCTGCCGATGGCCCTCAGCCCGGATGAAGCCCGGCAGTCGGCGGAGCGGCTGCTGTATATGCGCCACGTGGAGCGCGAAAACGCCGCGCTGAAATTGCCGTGGAAATATGGATATCTCAACCCCACCGACATTGCCGCCGTGGAATCCGGCACTCTGACTCATCGGCTGCGCGTCGGCACGATCAATGGCGCGATGCCGGGTGTTCTGGAAATGCAGTGCGCTGCCGACGAACAGGAAATTTACAGCCAGACCATTGCAGGCACCTCTGGCGATGGGTACACCGCGCCGACCGTGTCGGTACCGGTTGAGTCCATCGCGTTGCTGGTGGATTCCGTGATGCTCCGCGACACCGACGACCGGGCCGGGTATTACGCCGCGATCGCGCCGAAATCCTCATCCGCGAATTGGGGTGGCGCGGTACTCTATCGAGATCGCGGCGCGGGCTATGAGGTAGTCGAACGGTTTCCGGCGCAGGCCGTCGCCGGTGTGATCAGCGGTTCGGTCACGTCGCAGGATGAAGCCGTCTGGGATGAAACCACAACGATCACCGTAGACCTTTACGGGACCGACGCCACGCTCGAAAGTGTCACTGAGGCCGAAGTGCTGAACGGCGCGAATGCGGCCATCATCGGTGACAACCAGGTGATTCAGTTTCAGAACGCGGTGCAGGTCGGCGGGTATGACAATCGCTGGACGCTCAGCCGCCTTCTGTGGGGCCGGCGTGGGTCCGACCATTCGGCGGGCACGTATGCCAGCGGCAGCCGGTTTCTGCTGCTCGATGGCGCCATTCTGTTTATCGAAAACAGCCTGACGGAACTGGGCATCGCGCGCGATTTCAAAGCGGTGACGGCGGGCTTTTCGATCACTGACACCGCCAGCACGTCATTTACCTGGAACGCCAACGGCCTGAAGCCGCTGAGCGTCGTGGACGTCCAGGGAAGCCGCGACGGCTCCAATAATCTGACGATTGTTTGGGTGCGTCGCTCTCGCCTTGGTCACGAAACACCATACGCCGGCGCAGACCTGCCGCTGGGCGAACAATACGAACGATACGAAGTGGACGTGTACGACGGCGCGTCGGTCGTGCGGACCATCACGGTCAACGATGCGACGACAGCCAGTTATTCAGCGGCGGAGCAGACGACGGATTTCGGCAGTCCGCAAGCCAGCCTGACGATCAAGATTTATCAGATTTCGGCTACGGTAGGCCGGGGATTTGAGCGGAGCGCAACAGTATGAGCGATTGGCATGTCATCCCCGTTGGAGACCTGAAAGAACATATCAGCGCGAAGGATTGTCATTGCCAACCTTACCAATCGCCGGACCAGCCGAAGCTTTGGATTCACAATTCATTTGATGGACGCGAGTTACTGGAGTTCAACGAGGAAGAGTTGAGCCAGGCGACAAGCCGAAAGGAGCTGAACGTATGAAGCGATTTGTCTTTTTCCCACTAATATTATTACTAGCTTTTGGACAAACAGTCTTTGCCCAATCAACAACCACGAATCTCGGCATCGTCAAACCCCAGACCGGCCAAGCACAGCCGCAGGTTACCATCGCCACAGGCTTCGACAACTTCGACACCGCCGTCGCGGGCCGCCTGTCGAAGAGTGTCGCCGGATCCGCCGACGTCACACTGACGACGACCGAAGCGCGCAATGCCGTTTTGGAATTTACGGGCACGTTGACCGGCAATATCAACGTGATTGTGCCGACGAAAAACCGAAAGTTTATCGTCTACAACAATACCTCCGGCGCGTTCACGCTTACGGTCAAAACCAGCAGCGGCACCGGTGTCGCCGTCACCCAGGGGCAGCGAGTCTGGCTGTATTGCGATGCCACGAACGTCGTCGCGCTCAGCAGCGCCTCCAGCTCGGCGACGGCTGTTACTGTCACGGTCGCCAACGAAGGTTCGACCGGCACGCTCGCCAATGGCTTGGCGAAACTGACTGGCGCGCCATCCACCGCGACACGCACGGCGACCAGCGACACGGGCGGTGCGGTCGGCATTGTCACCAGCGGCGCGGGTACGACCAGCAATGCCACCATTCAGGTCGCCGGGTTGTGCTCATGCGTGTTCAGTGGAGCTACGACGGCAGGGAATTACGTCATCATCAGCGACGCCACGGCGGGCAATTGCAAAGACGGAGGCTCCAGCTTTCCCACCAGCGGGCAGGCGATTGGGCGCGTACTGACGACAAACGGCGGCGCGGGCACTTACCAGATTTACCTCTTCGGTCCGGAAGAGCGTGGCGGCACTTCGGGCGGATCACTGACCGTCAAAGAAGTGGACGGAACGCCGACAGTGTCGAGCGTGGCGACCTTGCGCGTCAGCAACGGCACACTGACCGATGATGGCGGTGGCCAGGTGACGATCACCAACACTGGCGGATCCTCAGCCTGGAATGCGTTGACCGATCCGGCAGGAAATCAAACGCTGGCGATGGGATCAAACCTGACAGCGTGGACGTGGGCAGGGAATTACGGCTCGTCGGTGGCGCTGGATATTCAAGGCAATAACACGTCGGCGACGGGCGCTCTGATGCGATTGCGAACTGCTGTCAGCAATAGCATGCCGCCATTACTGATCGAACCTCGCACCGGCCAGAGTTTCAAGGCCGATCACCTGCAAAACATCTACATCGGCAAAGGCGCAATCGGAAACACTGACACCGATGGGTATCTATTTCTGCCAGTGATCGGTTCGAACCTTTTTCCCTCCGGCACGCCGACGACGACGTCGGGCTTTGCGCCGGTGGTTCTGGAGTCCGACGGTATCAACGGCGATTACGCCTTGTGGGGCTACCAGGGCAGCGCCTGGCGCGATCTGAGCGGCCAGCGCAAACGGTGGGACACTGGCAGCGGATCCGGCGCACAGACCATAGATTTCAATTCCTCGACGTCGGCGGTCGTCAGTCGGCAGTTCACACTATCTGGAGGAAACGTCACCTTCACGTTTTCAAATGCACCGAAGGCCGGCACGCTGATTAGTCTGAAGATTATTCAGGATGCGACCGGCGGACGCACGGTGACGTGGCCGGCAACGGTGAAATGGCCAGGGGGCACGCCGTTTGCGCCGACTTCGACGGCCAACGCGAAGGACGTCTATCTGTTCCTGTGGGACGGTTCGAACTATTGGTTTATTTCGCAATCGCAAGATTTGCAGTGAGATAGCTTCTTGCGATCGGCGTCCGTTGGGTGAGCTTCGCTGATCGCGGGAACTGGGCGAGGTGAGGGATGCGCTTCGCCCAGTAAATTCTGGAGCACAACTGAAATGCTAAAGGGAAGCGTAATTCCACTGTTGGCGTGGGGAATGCTGTGTTTGCCCGACCTTCCGTCCTGGAATGTCGCCAGCGCTTCGACGATGACCATCTCTCAAAAGGCCGGCGCCAAGCGCCGACGGTCGCACCGGAAGCCTCGGCGAAGGCCTGCTGCGATTCCGGCCCCTTCGACGGTAACGCCTGCTGACCTGCAACAGTTGATTCGATCTTTCAGCAATGAGGAAATCCGGGCGGAGCTGAATCGCCGGTTATTGACAGCGTACCCTCTCGACCAG